TACATGATACGGGAGATGAAACGATTGCTGATCATAAAACATTTTCAAATAATGTCACTGTTAACGGTGTATTAACAGACAAGAATGGAAGAGAGGTATTAGCCATGACTTTTGAATCACAACATTTCGATGAGAAATGGACCACGGGAACAACGGGAACTTGGGCAACTCGAAATAAAGTTTTTACTTTTTCGGGCAGTGTCCAGGCGCTCACCTTTCTGTTTGTTAATTTTGACCTTGACACATCTTCTCTTTCTGCGCTGAAAGCCAGTGCGGTGCCTCAGTGGAGGGTGGATACTGTCACCATTAACGGAACACAGGTGACCGTGACAATTACGTATTGTGAAGATGATGCGGCTGCAGATGATGTGATGTGGTCTGTAGATATTGGGGTAGTGTATTAATGTCAGCACTGTTTCTAAAATTATTTATTGGATTTGCGGGATTCTATCTCGGAGTTTTGATTGCGGGTTTAATGTCGTGCGGTCAAGGATTATAGGAGCAAATTATGGGTCTTTTTAATCAAATAACCCCTCCCGAATGGCAGGGATCTACTACGGCAAAAACGACTGAGCGGCAGTCGTTGAACTGGAAACCCCGGCAAGTAGGGCAGATTCAGCCCGTCTCTCTCGGAGGGTGGCAGGCATATAATCCGCAGCAAGCACAATCTGCCTGGAATTGGGGTCAGCAGACCCCGTATGCTGGAGTGGAGCAAAATGCGATTGCACAGCTTGCCAACATTATCCAGTACGGTGGATATTCCCCGGAACAGAAGCAGACGATGTATACGGGTATGATGGCTCCTGTACAGCAACAGGCCGAGGAAGCCCGGAGACAGGCCGAGGCAGATGCCTATAGCCGTGGATTGGGGCAGAGCGGTGTTCTCAGTCGGAGTTATGGTGACATCGATCAGCAACTCTTGGCCTCTGGTCAGCAGGCCCGTGGACAAATCGAGGCTCAGGGTGCTGCCCAGGTACTTCCGGCGATTCAGGCGATCCAACAGGGACAACAGAACTTGCAGCAAATGGGTCTGCAGCAAGCCCTTTCGAACGCTCAGTTGGCACAGCAGCGCGAGGCGCTTGCTTCACAGCTTAGCCTGGGGTCCGGTGAACTGGCTGCACAAATGGCGCAGACTAACGCTCAGATTGCGTTGGGTCGCGAGGAACTGGCAACGCAGCTCAACATGCACCAGGGCGATCTGGAGCGGGCGATCGATCAAATCAACGCAACCCTGGATATGTCCGATGCAGACCGGCAGTTGGAGTTGCAGCGGATTATGAATCAATTCAACCTCGATACGGCACAGTTGGAAATGGTGCAGAACGAGGCGAAGAAAGATAGATGGGCTAATTTCTTTGGCAACCTGATCGGCGGCGGGGCAACCGTGGCCGGAGCAGCGTTAGGCGCAAAGTAAAGAGGAGTAAAAGATGTGGAGTAACAAAGCTCAGATTATGAGTGATGTGTCCGTGGCGGGCACAGAACTGTTTTCCAGTGCTGTAGTTCTGGAAGATGAGGAAGTCGCGCACGTACAGGTAAAGGCTGATTTTCCCGGGACTCCAACCGATGATCTGACCGTCAGTGTGTACGGTACTCTGGATGAATCCTCGGAGAATTGGGATACCAAGTACCATGCACAGTATACGATCGAGAAGGAAATTGATCCGAACTCATTTTCGATTGTAGTGAAAGATCTGCGGAAGTTCCGCATCGGTTGTGTGCGAAGCGGCAGTACGGATACGATCACTGTAAATGCTTATTACAGAAAGAGTAAATCGCGCAGCGTATAAGGAGTAATCTATGGGCGTATGGGACGCATTAGGTAGAGGCGTACAGGCCGGAGTAGACGCTTTTCTCGCAGGCAAGCTCCGTCAAGACGAGCAAGCCCGAGAAGCGGCTATGCAGAAGCTCCGGGAGGAGCAACTGGCCTTGCAGCGATGGCAAGCACAACAGGAAATGGATCGCTATCAGGGTGAAATGGCCCAGGAGGAACGCCTACGCACCGAGGCACGGTGGAAGGAACTGGACCCGCGTTCAGCGGAACCAGGGATTCATATACCCATGTATCGCATCTTTCCCGAAGGATATGCTTTGCCCACTTCTCAAGCGGAGCGGGATCGCATGTATGCTGAGCAGAAGGCGGCATGGGAAGAGAAGCAGCGGGCACTACGCGAAGAGGAATACGGCTATCAGGCTCAACTGGAAGAATTGCGGGCACAACTGCGGCAACCGGAAGGTGCCGAACCCAAGCGTTCTTTCTTTACACCCGAGGGTATGGTAGACCCCGAGGGTGCGTTTGCGTTCTATGTAGACTGGATTCAATTCCGCAACGGTGATCCGGCGACTGATCCTGTACTCCGGGAATTGTTCCTGGATGATGTTGCCCGTGCAACGGGTGTTCCCCAGGCGCGGGAGAAAGCTTTGGCGTGGTTATTGCGAAACACTCCCCAGCCCCGGGGTGATGGAGGTGGCGGTTTCGGTATACGGGATTGGAATATATGGGATAGGCTTCCGTTTCCTTTTGGATCACGTCCCGAGCGATCGCTTGCGCCGAGACAACTCGTTGAGCGAGGGGTTGAAAAGGGCAAGGAAGTGTTTGGTGATGTTCGCGGGGCACTGCAGGGTGCGGCGCAGGCACAGCAGAGTGCTGCTCCAGTTGCGCCTCCGATTACACCTCCTCCTGCGGGGGTTCCTGCCCAACCACAGAAAACGGTGGCCGATTTTGAAGCCGAGATTCGTGCCCAACGCCCCGAATTGGTAGGTATGCCGATGGGTCAAATTGCAATTCGGAACTTGGCACAGCGGGCTTATAACGAATACATCAACAGTTTGCGCTAACACATAGAGGGGGTCTATGTCTGATCTATTTTCCACTTCATCCTCTGCATTTGGGCACTCTGCTCTGAGTGGCGGATCAGGACTGTTCCCCAGGCCCGACCGTGGCCGCAAGTCACTCGAACAAAAGGTCCGTGAAGCAGAGGCCGAAGCCAAACGCTACGGCCTGAAACTCCCCGATACCAAAAAGAAAGTGCGCCTCTGGGATCTTCTGGAGTGGGCGCGATATCCCATCACAAATATGATCTACACTGCTTCCAAGGAAGCGGCGGAAGATCAGCTTACTTTTGATGATATAGGCAAAATTGTTAAATCTGCATGGTATGGTGTAACGCTCAAAGAGCGCAAGAACACTGAGGATGTACTCAAGTTTGCTTTTCCCGATGCCCCGCCGTGGGTATTAACTGTAGCGGGCTTGGCCGGTGACATCGTTACCGATCCCCTGACTTGGCTCACTTTTGGAGCTGCCGGTGGAATTAAGGGTGCGGCCAAAGCATCGACTCGGGGTGCGAAATACTCCCAGAAACTTGTCAAGCGCTTAGCGAAAGAAGGGGCCACCTCTGCCTTTGCCAAGAAGGTGATGCAGAAATATGGTGGCAAGACATGGCAGGAAGCGATCCAGCTTGCATCCCGTGCCTATGCCCGAAAAGCCGGACAATATGGTCTACGCTTGGGAGTTCCTTTTACCGGGGCCAGTACTCAGATAGCGCGAGGTGGTCTTGGAGATTGGGCGCAGAAGGGTCTAAGGGCTGCCGGTGCCGAGAATCTGGCTAAGGCTGTTCAAAGAGCGCCTGCCGCGATACGGCAACTTCCGGGTATTGCCGGGATTCGGCGGGCCTTTTCCACCAGTGCCAAGTGGGGGCATTTCCCCGGGGCACATGAGGTTGAACGAGCCGCAGCGCGAGCAGCCAAGTTTCGCACAGATGTTACCCTGGACAATTTTCGCACTATCGCCCGTAGTGTAAAGAATGTCCTTGATAATCCTTCTCCTCGGGTACAGCATATTGTAGAAGCATTTGGCAAGAAGAAAGGGCGAAATGCCACTGATGCAGTGCTGGAGTTTATTTGGCGGCAGAATGAATTGCTGGCGACCGGCAAGGGGGTATACGGTACTCCTGCAAAAGCTATACATGCCGGGGCGCTCCCCTCCCCCAAACAGGTCACGGGCCTTGCTCCTCTTCCCGAAGAACTGACCCGACTCGACGATCAGCTCCGGGTGCTGCTTGATGATATCTGGGGTGAAATGCAACGCCGGGGTATGACTAAAAAAGTGAAATATGTCGAGGCGTATTATCCTCGCTTTGCCAAGGATCGTCACGGAACCCTGGCCGTTATCATGCGCCGGGATCTTTCTGCTGATGCAACCTTTCTCCACACTCGCCGATTTGCCACCCGTGCCCAGGCCGAGAAAGCGGGCTTCAAGCTGCTCACCCCCTCGGACAGTTTGGTGCAATATGCACAACGATCCTCGATGTCGATTATGAACCACGATCTGGTCAAGGAAATGGTGGATCAGTATGGAGCGATTGCCAAGAAAGCTCCGCGTGGCTTTAAACGGGTCAAGGTTGATGGTTTCAAGGATGCAGTGTTACCACCTGATATCGCGGAGGTGATCAACAACACGACCAAGATCTTGATGGAACCGGATGAAACAAAGAAGGCTGTAGATGCCTTTGTGAAGGTGCAGAATATCTGGAAGAAACACGCTACGATTTTCAACCCCGGGTTTCATGCCAGGAACTTTCTGAGTAATGTCTGGACCGCATTTTACAAGGATGGTTTTGGGGTCCGGCAGCTCGATAATTGGCGGAAAGCGGTGCAGATCCATGCCTGGAAAAAGCATCCTGATCGGATCATAGATATTACCTTAAACGGAAAGAAAGTCAGAAAAACTACCAAGGAACTCTATGAAATGATGCGGAAGGCCGGGGCACATACCGGGGGGTTCGAGGCAGCAGAACTGCTACCTACTTTGGGAAAAACAGGTGGTCCTTGGGAGCGAGTTGGAAGTGCCACTGGCTCTTTGGTGGAAAATACGGCCCGTGTTGCTTCGACCTTGAATGATCTCGATAAGGGTATGTCTTTGGCCCAGGCCACACAGAGAGTGAATCATTACTTTCTGGACTACGGGGATCTGACCAAGGTGGAGGAGAAGATCAAGAGACTCATCCCCTTCTATACCTGGATGAAAAAGAACTTGGCAGTTCAGGTTGGCGAGTTCGTTCACAATCCCGGCAAGTACTCCATGTTTACCGTGAAGCCCCTCCGGGCAGTAGACAAGCTGACAGAGGAGCAGGGGCAATATCTCCCCGACTGGATGCACAAAGAACTGTACGTTAATCCGATGGGATTGACGACTCAACGTGGCAATCCCCTGATGCTGAATCCCAATTTCCCTTTCCAGGATATCGGCGACCTTGAGGCTACTTTACGCCAGCCTCTCTCCCCTCAGAACGTGGTAGTGGAGGGTCTGACCCCCTTTATCAAGACCCCTTTTGAGCTGATCCAGAACACCTCCATGTTCACGGGTCAGCCCCTCCAGTACCATGAGTATGACTGGCGACCGGCTCCCCCGGCAATTCGCTTGGTGATGGATCGGTTGCCCCCGGAGATCCAGCGCAAGCTTGGTCTCAAGGTAAATGAGGCCGGACAAATGCTCATGCCCGGGAAATGGGTACATGCGCTGACTTCGTTTTTGCCCCTGATTAAGACAGGGGGAGCCACCGAGCGATTGGTGCAGTCGTTGGTGGGCGCACCGATCCCCGAATATCGAGCGGAACGGGCACCTTTTGATGTACTGTCTCGCACGGCGGGTGTGAAGTTCAGACCCTATGATGTGGAGTACTACAAGCAAAAGGCGCTGCAGGAACGTCTGCGCGATCTCAAGGGTCTGACTAATTTAACAAAGGCGAATATACCGTAATGCAAAAACCGACCGGATACTACAGAGATCAGTACGGCATCCACCCTGTCTTTCGTACCCTCGACGGACGACTTACTATTGTTCCCGAAAATTACATAGGTTCCGAAGAACCTCGGGACACCTATACTCATGGGGGAGAATGTATTCGCATGGTGGGTACTTCCTCTGATTATATTATTTCTCTGCAGGATGGATCAGGTCGTATTCAACACTATTGGAACGCCATGCCCGGGTCTGGATCAGGGGTTTTTCTTGTTGGCGGAGAAAATGCCGGGAAATGGGAGTTTAACCCCGTAACACCCGAGGACGATCTGTTTTCTGTACATTTCGCCGATGGCAGTGCAGCCGATGCGGGTGATCCGATTACCTGGACTGATATTCTCAGGGTAGGTACCAACGGTTTATATCTGGATGCGGGTAATTTATATGTGGAGGCCGGGGTTATAGAAGCTCAACCAGATACCGATACCATCCACAAGTTCGGTCGGGCGTATGCTGGGTATTCGGGACATGCCGATCATGCCGCCTTTGGACATATTGATTCTACGGGTGCGACTAATTATGCACTACTGCAAAGTGCCGGTGGTGCGACCTACTTAAATGCTGCCAGTGGTCAAAACCTGAGATTTCGCATCAATAATTCCACCAAAGCCTACATCGGCTCCGATGGTTATTTCCGGCCTGGAGCAAACGGCTATCCGTATATCAAACAGAATACTGGTCTAAGAATCCAGACCGAACATGGAAACGTGACGATTGGCCCTATCAATTCCGGTTGGTGTCATTTTAGTACCGATCGAGGACAGTTTTATTTTGGCGATAAAGTCCATGTCAACGGAGAGATCAAGGTATATTCACACCATGTATATCTGGACAGTTCGGGCCTCCATATTGACGATAATGATCGCCTGTATGTTGGGATAGGAGAGGATCTTCAACTCTGGCACAGCGGTTCCCATTCCTACATAGACAATTACACGGGCCATATATACATCCGGCAGCGGAAGCATGGATACTGTATCTACTTCCAAGGCGAAGATGCTGGTGGAACCAACAAAGCGATGCTCTACATGGACCCCGATTCCTGGGTGCGGCTGTACTATCATGGGAGTTTGCGTTTCGAGACCACGTCTGCCGGGGCGAAGGTCACGGGGGATTTGGAAGTTACGGGTGAAATCTCTAATTCCGCCGTTGTCCCGCAGGCGGCTCTCAAAACAAGTCAAGGATCGGTAAGTTGTTCTGCTAATACCTCATTTACAAATCTGACACTACCCGGCGGTGAGTTTGGTTTTTATCCTCGCGTTAAATGTGAACATTCTTCATATCCGGTATTTGCCAATATCTGTAATAATATAAGTGGGTATGAAGGAACAAGCTACGCCACTATTATCAGTTTGAAGTCGGATCAAATCAGCTCATCATACGATATATTTGCTCAACAGCGATATGTAACAAGTTCAGGGGAAATCTACTGGATTTTTATTCTACAAGACAAAGATACCAAAGAAAGAATCGCGGTCTGGCAAGCTCCCGACCATCCTTGTTTCGGAAATGGCGGAGATCCAGAAGCTCTTCCTCATCCCTTTCTCTTCTTCGATGAAGCCAAGCATGAAATTATTGTTATCAATCCAACCAAGGAACAGGTAGCGAATATCAATAACGGGCTGAAACGTCCCGATGGGATGCGGGATGCGAGTAAGGACTTCATCGAGATATTGTTCGAGAAATACGAGATAGACGAGATGTCTACACCCGAATGGCCCACCAGGGCTATCACTGTAGGGCTGCCGATGGAAGCAGAACCAATACCCGGAGAGAAAGTCACGCCGATTAAGAAAACCATCCCGGATTTCAGAACCAAGTATGCTCCCGGAGTTGTGAGGCTGAAAAGTTTGAAGGTAAAACAACATGAACGACAAATCATCTAAGTGGATTATCGGACCATTAATCGCCATACTTCTTTTTCTATTGGGTCTGGGCTATGCTGATGTTAATCGACGTATTATTGTGATCGAAGAAGCTCTCCCTATTCTCTATCGAATCGAGGAGAAGGTAAATAATATCGAGAAGATCCTGGAATCTCATATCGAGTGATATAAAATCCATCATACACTTGTCTTTTTTGCTCAAAAAGTGCTATATTTCTATCATCTGATAGAGAGGAGGCACTATGAGCTTTCTGGAACGCGATCTCCAAGTTGCCTATCTTTCCCCCAATCCTTATAGCAGACCTCGGAGACCTCTTCGTAAAGTCAAAGGTATTGCCCTGCACTGGACCGGGAATCCCGGCACCAGTGCCGTGTATAACCGGGAGTATTTCGAGCTTCGCAAAAATGGAAAGTTTGGATACGGTTCGGCGCATTTCATTATTGGCTTGGCCGGTGAAGTGGTGCAGTGTATTCCCTTGCATGAAATGGCGTATCACGTAGGAGCGAAGGAATACACTCCGTATGCTCGGGAGAAGTTCGGGAGCTACCCCAATAACTGCACCCTCGGTATAGAAATGTGCCATATCAATTGGGTCGGAGAATATACACCGGCAACCTGGGATTCTGCGGTGGATCTTTGTGCGGGCCTATGCGATCACTTCGAGCTTGAGCCGCTGGAGGATTTGACAACGCACTATGAGGTTACTCAGAAAGTAACCGCTATGGGGCCTTGTCCGAAATGGTTTACGGAGCATCCCAAAGATTGGAAGCAGTTTAAGCAAGATGTACACAAGCGTCTTGTGGGGAGGAGTGTATGAAAAATATTGATTTTCTGGCGCTCAGGGAGAGATTGACCGCTCGCAGATTTGATTTATGCGATCGCAAGGCCAGAGACTATATCATGTGTGATGATCGTGCAGACAACTTTAAGCGGGTAGGTGGAGAGTTGGACGTGCATCCCTACAAGGTATTGGGTATTTATTTGAAAAAGCATTTCGATTCGATCATACGTTTCCTGCGTACCGAAGGCAAAGAACAATATAGCGAGGATATTGAAGGTCGGATCTTTGATGCCCAGAACTACCTGGATATTTTGCCGATGTTGATTCGGGATATCGAGCAAGCCAGTCGTCCCGAGTTTCGTGCTGGAGATAATTATTGATGGCACATCGAGCATCACCTGAACGAGTTGCGATGATTGTCGGCCATGCCCTCCAGCATGGTGACGAGGTAGCTTGTACTGATTTCGATATCTCACCCGAAACTCTTGCCCGTTATAAACGCCTGCATAAGACCGTTGATTCTGATTTCAAGGTAAATGCTACCCTCCGAAAGATTGGCGATACCTATACCGAGAAAGAACTCAAGGCAATTGCCAAAGGTGGACGAGTACTGGCGGGACTGCCCCCGGTTCCGGTGGTGGATTTTCAGGGTGATCGAGTCAAGTTTGTCCACTTTACGGACACCCATATGGGAAGCGTTTGGTTCCGCGAGGAGTATTGGGAGTCCATGCTCCGGGTGTGCGATGAAGAGAAGATCGATTTTGGGATCTTTTCCGGGGATCTGACACATGGGATGGACCCCAGGAAAGCCGAGCTGATCTACGAGCTTACCCACTTGGGATATGACCGGCAGAAAGAATACGCGGTCGAGAAATGTGAACAGTTCCAGCGTCCGCTTTATGCGATTGATGGCAATCACGATCGCTGGTTTTACAAGAATGGTGGTGCTCTGATTGTCAAGGACGTGGCGGAAGCCGTGGACGGAATGGAGTATCTGGGCACGGATGAGGGAAATGTATCCCTTGGCGGGAACGTTACCCTCAAGCTTTGGCATGGAGAAGATGGCAATAGCTATGCAGTGAGCTACCGGCTCCAGAAAGTTGCCGAGGCTTTCTCGGGTGGAGAAAAGCCGCACATCTGGTGCGGCGGACATACCCATAAAGCAGGATACTTTTTCCCTCGGATGATCCACATGATCTCTGGGGGAGCGATGTCGGTGCAGACCCGATGGATGCGCTCGAAGCGCTTGGGATGTGACACCGGCTTCTGGATTTGTGAGGTAGTAATTGGTGATCACACAGTAGCAAGACTGAAAGCTGAGTGGTTTCCGTTTTACGCCTAAGAGGAGAACGTTAAATGAAACGTTTTTTAATGCTTGTGTTGATGTTGTTTGTGGCCCTGGCTTGTATGGCCGCACCGGATGTCTTAGCACAAGGCAACCGCGAAGTTGAGGCGGAGTCGATGCTTCCGTTGCAGGTCGATATGGCGGCACTGGCCGAAGCCGTGCAGCCCTACCTGGATGCGTGGGGCATGTATGTCGCGTTGAACACACACATTTGTAAAAAGTGTGAAGGCGTGGCGCTCTTTCTTTGGGCAGATGCGAATGATCAAATCATCCAGTATGTTAGATTCGAATATTTCGACGGAACCTGGGTGGTAGTAGAAGCATCTGAACCAATCGAGAACATTCCCCCGGGGAATACGAGCTGATGAAGCAGGCTCTTATTCTGGCATTAGCAGTGTTTCTCTGTCTGGTGTTTGTAGTCGGCATGATGCCGGTGGAAAGCACTGCTGTTGCCAGTGAGATTGAGATGCTGATCCGGTCTTATACTGAGGTGCCGCCTACCACGGTGACATTCAGCGGTGCTGATCTATATGTGTGGTGGGGGAAAGCTGCCCTGGTGTTGAGTCGCAATTCCGGGGGGGGCTGGTACATCGCTGGCATAGTTCAAGACGCGGATAATCCGGTGCCGCCTCTGTTTGTCGCGTTAATGGTGCAGCACATGAGGAAGCTGCAAGAGCAAGGGAAGTGGCGGGTCAGGCCGCTTGCTCCATGGAGTGTGACTGCCAGGATGCCCGAGGAAGCTCTCAACCCGGAGGTCCGATGAAACCTATCAAGCTTGCACAGTGGGGATCTACAATCGCCCTGTTCGTTATGGCGCTCTATGTACTAATTGTTGGGGGATTCATTTTGTTCAAATGCCCAGACCGCTTGCCCGGACTCATTCAACAGGTGACGGTTTTGGGGTTGTTCATCGCTCCCGAGAAGCTGGCCGCCTTCTTTGGGCCGGTATTGAAAAGGAAACAGGAGAATGGGAAATGAGAAACTTCGGAAGATCATCTCGATTGTGGCAATCGTCGTTGTTCTTGGTATTGGTGTTGTGTCTGCTGTTGGGTGGCTCCGCGATTTCATACACCCTGGACCAGACCGAGCTGCTGAACGAGTTGCAGATGATATCGAGCGAATTGAACGAGTCGGCGAAGTGTATCGAGAACGGATTGAACAAAGTAGTGAACTCGTTGAATCAGCAGGCGATGAGATTATCGAGGCTCGAAGAGAGATTGTTGAGGGCAGAGAGGAAATTGAAACAGGCCGAAGCGGAGTTGACGATATCCGAACAGGACTCCAAAAACTTCGAGGAGCAAATCAACGTCTTGCGGATCTCATTCGACGACTACAAGAAGAAGGTGGAATTGAAAGCCCATAGACTCCGGCGACAACGAAATGTTGCGGCTGGTGGTGGTATACTGGCGCTGATTCTGGCGCTAATTTTTGCAATTCTATAACATGGTAGCTGTACGCTAAGGGCAAGCGACCTGACTGTGAATCAGGTGATGCTGGTTCGAGTCCAGTCAGTTACCCTCTTGCCTCCGAAGCAAATGGGTAGCCCGCTGACTGCAAATCAGCGGTACGGAGGTTCGATTCCTCCCGGGGGCTACGTTGGCACGGCCAGCCAACCGTGTCGGGGGATTGACCGGGATAGGGATAACTGCCCCGGGAACATGGCCCGGGAGCCTTGAAGGTTCGAGAATCCCCCTCTTGCCCGTGTGGTGTGAACGGCAGCATGAGAGCCTTCCAAGCTTAGGGTCAGGGTTCGAATCCCTGCGCGGGCTGTACCTAATTTGCACCCCAAAACTCAACGCAACAATTCGCAACTATCGTATAATAGAATCTAAAATGCACGGTGATAGTCTAAAGCCCTTGCCTCACCTTCCTGCAACGCAAATCTAAAAATATCGATAGATCGCAACTATCGCCTGATTGAACAGCCGCTTCCCAAGCTCGTGACGGGGGTTCGATTCCCCTCGCTCGCTTTTTTATTTCCTACCTAACAACGAATTAAAAAATCAGAAAATATTAGGTAGTTTCTCTTGAACATTTTGTACCCGATTTGTACCTTTTAATAAATGGCCCGTAGCTCAGCCAGGGTAGAGCAGTCGGCTGATATCCGAAAGATCGGTGGTTCAAATCCATCCGGGCCAAATAGGGGAGGTGCGCTATGAAACGCATTTTTTGGGTTCTTGTGATTCTGGCACTTAGTGTATCGGTGGGGGCGATGGATCTGAATACCCATGTCCTGCAGGACGCTGGCTGGTGTATCTATTTTGCCGCAATCGAGGGAGTGGGGCTACTCAAGCCATCTGTGGAAGATCCCGAAGCAGTAGTTTTTTTCTTTGAAACCACGTTCTTATTCTCGGCTCCGGGAGATGAAAAAACCTATAGCTATCAGCTTGACCCCAAGGCGCAGACAATTACCGTTTATCAAGAAAATGATCTTGGCGGCAAAGTATTGTGGATTTGGTATTACGAACATCCTTACCGGGAAATGCTGATTATGACGGCATGGTGCCCCATCTGTGAGGTGGCCGGGGATCGTATTTTGACGATTCTGGTACGGAGGATCTATTGATGAGGCGGCAGACCATCTACAAGAAACGGGGAAAGGTCTGGTACTATAAGACAGCCGATGAGGATATTTATCATTCCACCGGCCAGACTATCCGTGCCGAGGCCGAGAAGTGGGTGACTCGTAATGCCCCCCGGGGTGACGACATTACTCTCGGCACCTACCTGGAGCCGTACTATGTCTGGGATAAGTGCCCCCTTGTTGCTTTCCGCCAAGAGCATCGCGGATCGATGGGGCGGGAACACGCAAAGGCTCAACGGTCCCGCCTGGATCGTTATGTTCTGACTCATCCAATTGCCGGGAAGAAGCTCCACGAACTCAAGCGCCGGGATATCCTGGATTGGCTATCTGATGTCAAGCGCAATCACAGTGCTGGTGCGGCCAACAACGCTCTGGGTGCGCTCAAAGCTTGCCTGCGCCATGCTGTGTTCCGGGAGGATATGGATCGAGACGTGATGTTTGGGGTAACTCCTCTCAAAGTTGAGCATAAGCAGCGAGGTGTTTTGACTCCCAAGGAACTCAAAGAAATGTTCTATGAGAAACAGTGGTGGAAGCATCCACGGGAGCGGATCGCGTTGATGCTTGGAGCATTTGCCGGACTACGGCGGGGTGAGATCCTACTCCTTCGGTGGGGTGACGTTAATTTCGGCGGGGGTTATATCACTGTGCGACAATCCTGGAAGAGCTGGAAGGATAAGATCATCGGACCTCCGAAGTGGGGCAAAGAGCGGGTGGTCCCTATGATGGATTGCCTGAAAACGGAGCTTTTCTCATTCAGGAAAACCGTGCGTTGCCAGAAAGATGAGGATTGTGTGGTGGCTTGGGATGATGGTTCCTGGGTTAGCCCCCGGGCAATTGGCTGGTGGATGGATCGAGCTTGCAAGAAAATTGGAGCCGATAAAAAAGAGCGGGGTTTATCTCCCCACTCATTACGTCATACCTTTGTAACTTTCTTGGAGCAGTCGGGCCTACGCGAACTCTCGATTCAGGCGATTGCTGGTCACACCGAGGCCCGGACTACCCGGGGTTATATTCACCTGGACCCTGCCCACTTGGTAGAAGAGATCCAGAAGGTGGCCGTCCTCCCGGGTGCATCATCTGATAATATGCAGTAAAAGGAACATCCAGCCAACCCTGATCAATTAGTACCATCAAGGCACGACCGATCATTAGTACTTGTTGTTTTTGTGCATCGGAAAGACTTGTAAATCTTTTCAAAAGATCCTGTCCTTGTGGTGGCAAATGATTGAGGTTGAGTTCTTCTTCTCCAGTTACCAACTGTCGCACGGGTATTTCCAGGGCATCTGCTATGCGTACTGCATCATCAACACGCGGCAGGGTTCCCCGGACATACCAATTGTTGATTCTTCCTAATGAGATCCCGGTCCTGGCTGCAAGCCACGGTCGGCGTTGCTTGTGTGCAACCAGCCCCTTGTCTACTTCGGTCCAGAATACATTTTCTTTGTTTTCCATGATTTCCCCCTAATATCCTTCCCCGTTTTTCGCAATATAAAATATATTGATAGATAGGGCAAGCATTTCTTTATATTTTTTCCGTAAATTAGCAGAAAAAACTCAAAAAAGTTGACTTTTGCAGACTAAAGTGATACCTTTTGCACTATAAGAACTGTTTTTCTATCACATGATAGAAACCAGCTATCATCTGGGGAGGTGATGATGCAGCAACTACTTACTGTAAAAGAACTTGCGGACTTACTCCAGTGCAGCACCGATCAGGTTTACCGACTGACCGGCAAGAATCGTATTCCCTATCTTCGGGTAGCCGGAGGTAGTATCCGATTTGATCCGGTGGAGATTCAAAATTGGTTGGACGAGCAAAAGGTAGCGGGATGAGAAATCAGCACTTTATTTCCTTTGGCATTACTTATGAAGAGAAAGAGGAGTGTCTGAAATACATCAAGCGCAAAAGGCGATGGAAGTCTCTTTCTGATTTTGCAAGAGATGCTTTTTGGCAGCACATGGCACGAAATCCAGTGTATCGAAAAAGGGCCGAAAAGAAGGCCAAAAATGGCTGATGGTAGCCAAATACCAAAATGTGGAAAAGGGCCACTCCGCAGTGTTGCGTAGTGGGTTGTAGGGCAATTTGGTTGGAGGTTTGTGACTATGATTTACGAGTTTCGTCATAAAAACAATTCTGACAACAGAATCTTTCTTGATGCTGCCAACAAAACTAAGGCACAACAAAAGCTGCGAGGTATGTCTACGTTGCGTGGATATAAAGTGTCGGATTACGAGGAGAGAACCTATGAACGAGTTTCCCAAAGCAAGAATCATTCTCGATCGGAGTAAAGCTACTTGGGAAGAGTGGCTGGAGCTTCATGATCAGCACTTGGGCGCTTCGGATGCCGGTGCGATCATGGGGCTTTCTCCGTATCAGACCCCTCTCTCGGTTTTTATGACCAAGAAGGGGATGGTCAAGCGACAAGAGAATGAGTTTACCCGATGGGGCAAACTCTTAGAAGAGGTGATCCGGCGAGAGTTTGTAAAAGATTTCCGGGAGGTTGAAACTGGCAAGTCGATCGAGGTTTATTCCTGTCATTCGATGTACGAGAGTACTAAACATCCGTTTATGTGTGTGGACCCGGATGGGCTGGTGATGATCAACGATCAACTTGGCCTGCTGGAGATCAAGTCTACCACCCGGGCGCAGGCACGGTATTGGAAAGACGAGAGCCTACCGGATCAGTACTTTGCCCAGGTTCAACATGGTATGTATGTTCTGGATCTTCCCTTCTCACTGGTAGTTTGTCTCATGGACAAAAAGCTTCTCTGGAGAACCGTTCCGGCGCGGAAGGTATTTATGAGTGAAATGGTCAGGATGGAGAAAAGGTTCTGGGAAGAGTTCATTCTCAAGGATCAGATGCCTGGACCATCCGGGAATGAAATAGATACCGATCTGTTGTTGGAATACTACCCGCGTCAGGAAGATGTCACGGTAAATCTGGGCACTACAGAATTAGTAGAGCGCTATCTGGAGATCAAGCATGAGGTAGATTCCAAGAAAAAAATCCAAGAGGGAATTAAGCAGGAGATTATTCAGCTTATGGGTCCGGCTCATCGAGCTGTGGCTGGTGAGCATAAAGTGACGAGGGTGACGTTCGAGAAACCCACTTTCAATTTGTCAGGCTTTAAGAAAGATCATCCCCGCCTTGCGGAGAAGTACATGCAGAGTTCTACTGTAGACTTCCCGCGTATTTCCTAATGGGAGGAGGTCTAAATGACCAAAGAACAATTGGATCAAGCGATCATTTCAGCGGAAGCTCATATTGGGGATATGCAGAAGGCTGTTGACTTTCTGTTGACCCTGAGCGCCCTGGAAGAATGTCCGGGTAGAGTTTCCGTGGATCGATGGGATGGTTTTGTCAACGTCCATGTACGCAATATGGAGGAAGTGCATCAGGCCCGTGCCTATCTGCGAAAGATCTGTGGTTCCTGGAAAGATCAGCTTAATCACATCTGGTATTCGGGACAAGCACATGCTACGTGGAGAGGTAGTATCAACGAAACTGTGATTGAGATCTGGCTTAGCTGTTCCAGATCGGAGTTTCCTGCTTCGCTCCAGAAAGACGGTTGCGGATTTCGGGAAGTGCAAGAAACCCGGACAACGTATGTTTGCGATAAGGAGAGTGCATGAAAGCTTCGGGAAAAGGCAGTGTGGCCGCTGCAAAACAGGCCAAAAAGAATCTACCGGCCAAGGATCTGACGGCTTACTTGGTCGAGAACCGGGAGCAGATTGAAAAGGTCAAGCCCCGGCATTTGTCCACGGATCGATTCATCAAGATCGTGGCCCGGGCCGTCTACACTACCCCCACCCTGGCAAGGTGTAGCGTCAAAAGTATTTTCCTGGCTGCACTGCAGGCTGCAGAATTGGGATTGGAACCCGGGGGAGTCTTGGGACATGCGGCGTTGGTGCCTTACTGGAACAGCCAGAAGAACAGCTATGAGGCACAGTTTCAGTGCATGTATAAGGGGTTGCTGACCCTGGCCTATAACACCGGCATGTTTAAGATGATCGATGCCCGAGAGGTGTACGAGAATGACGATTTCCAATATTCCTACGGGTTCGACACCGAGTTCTATCACAAGCCCGCCGAAGAAAATCGTGGCACGGTGATTGGGTATTACGCTTTCTTTGTCCTGAAAGATGGGGGCACCAAGTTTGAGTACATGAGCCGTGCTGATGCCGATGCATGGGCGAAGCGATACAGTAAAGCATACAAGAAAAGCGATTCGCCCTGGCACAATTTCTTTGATGAAATGGCAAAGAAAACGGTGTTGCGGAAGGTACTCAAGATGGCTCCTTTGCGGATCGAGCTTCCGGTAGATCGGGAAGATATCGATGCCTACGGTCTCAAGCCAAATTATCAGATTGGGGAAGAAACTATATCTGGTGAGTTTGAGGAAGTTGAAGAAGAGAAAGAGCCGGAGGAACCGGAAAAGCCGGAAGAAAAAGCAACCCAGGAGGATACAAAAAAAGACGGCAAGAATCAAGATCAGCCCCAACAGGCTGATATGTTTGATGAATAAAATCCACGCTTTCAGCGTTTGTTGAAAACGTATGAAAGTGTGAAATGTGGGGAGGAGTTAACCTGTCCTCTTGCTTCTCTACTGCATGAGATTAAGTGTTTCTGTTATTAGCAAAAACACCTAAATGCAGATTGACTATCTGTGACTGGTCCTATTCAAGCAAAGAAGGTAATCCATAATTTCGTATTTTCCATGTCGAGTACCCCCGGGCAGGCGGGGTTTTTTCTTTGGAGGGGGAATGAGTAAGCAGCGTTATTTGGATACCCGCTTCTGGGATGATAGTTATATTTGCGATCTCGATCCATCAGAGAAGTTGGTGTATCTATATCTCCTGACCAATCCTCTGACCACGATTTGTGGGGTCTATGAGATCACTATCAAACGGATCTGTAACGACACGGGTTACAACCGGGATACCGTGGAGAAGATTCTGGAACGATTTGCGCGGGATGGCAAGATCGTTTATGTCAACGGTTGGTTGGCACTCAAGAACTTTATTAAGTACCAAAATACGGGCAGTGACAAGATCCGGCGTGGGATTGATTTGGCCCTGGAAAATGCTCCGAAAGAGTTGGCTGAATGGGTGAAGGGAGATAGGGTAGCGATACCATACCCATACCTCTCGAACTATTCTAATTCTAATTCTAATAAACCTAAATTAAATACTAATTATACTATGTCCGGTAAACCGGACCCCTCACCTTCGGATTTTGATGTCAAATGCGCTGCTATCATCGAAGCACTGAATTATCTGGCTGAGACTCATTTTCGTCACAAAGCAAAAGGCACCAGGGATCTGATTAAGGCTCGATTTCGGGAAGGGGCTATCCTTAAAGATTTCGAGAAGGTGATCAAGATCAAATGTGAGCAGTGGGCAGATGATGAGAAGATGAAGGGGTACCTCCGACCCGAGACACTTTTTACCCGGAACCATTTTGAGAGTTACCGGAATGAGTACGAGTTAAAGTATGGCAAAGACTGAGGAACTGTTGGCCGATCATGTCTGGACGGCTGAGAAGTTTGCCGAGTATCAGAAGAAAACCTATGAGGCGTACAAAACAACTAATGCTCCGGCACTGATCTTAAACCTGATCAAGCTTGAGACTTTGGGCGGGGAGTGCCCAGAATGTCGCAAGTCCTGGCGGAAAGTGGAGGTCAAGGGCAGGTGCGCTGACTTCGCTTATTTTACACCAGACTGCAAATGTTATCCGTCCTGTCGGAACTGTGGTACATCATTTCATCGGGAATGGGCGATGGGTATCCGTGATTTCACTCGATGCACATCTTGCGGTTTCACTTCTGATCCGAAATATGGCCGGAAGTGTGAGAAGTGCGGGCACTGGTTTATTACTGAGAATCCCGAGCGTGGCAAGGGTGTTCGTTGCGAAGAGTGCAAGAAGCCCCGGGAGAGATCCAGCCGGGGGCAGAAGATTGATCTTTCGGATCTGGCTTCTGCAGTTGCGGAGAAGATGCAGGATAAGGAGAGTGCATGAAATGGTGTAAGCATCCCGGCTGTATGCAGCAGGCGATAGTTTATAAGCGAGATGGCATTAAGGTAGTGGCTTGTGTGAAACACTGGCGTATTTTGATTGATTATCTCAAGGAGCATTTGTATGAATGGATTCGGTAAACCCCCGTGCTGGCTCAGGATTACTTGGCCGATCTGTGCCGAGTGGCCGGATGAAGAGGATTACCCCAGGCATCCAAGCGAATCGATTATGCGCGGGCGACCCAAGTTTCCCAAGCGGCACCACGGAGTACCGGATCGCTGGATTTATGATTTGTTTATTGGCGGGTTTTCGAACGAGGAGATTGGTCAACGTTGTGGGCTGCATCCTAACTATGTTGTGGCCCGACTGCGGCAACTTGAGAAGATGGGCTATATTTCCAACAAGCAAAGACGACTCCGACATTCCAATCATGTACGTCGAGCAAATCAGGGTACGAACAAATATGTTCCCAGGTACATCAAGCCGTCGAACAGGATCAGGTATTGGGATGTGATTCGGGTGTTTAAGAAAACGCGAACGATTGCCGAAACGCATCGTCAGACCGGGATATCGTTGGGCACTGTGTCTCGTTGGGTTCGGCGATGGGAGGCGAGTTGCCCAACTAAACAGGAGGTAGCATGAACCTGGAAGAGATTAAGAAACGGCAAGAACGACGCTGGGTTGAAGAGAGAGACTATGCTCCATGGACACAGCAAATGGCACGCGATGCTGACTGGCTCATCGCCGAAGTGGAGCGGTGGAAGTTTGATGCGGATACAACAAGAGAAGCTCATATTTGTACAGGCAAAGAGCGCGATCGTCTATATGCCGAAAACCAGCAACTGCAGGCCGACCTTGCGGAAGCGGAAAAAGAAATCCATGCCCGTGCCGAGGGTGAGGGGAAAGATTGGTGGGGAAGGAGATAAGCGATGAGTGATCGAGCATACATCGGCATCGACAACGGGGTAACGGGTTCGATTGCATATCTGCTTGACGGTACGGTGATTTTTTTGCCTACCCCCGTTTTCAAAGAGCAGAGCTACACGAAAAAAAAACAACAGATTACCCGAGTCGATCATTCCGAACTGATGCGAGTGCTGTCCCCCTGGAAACCGGCTCGCGTCTTTCTGGAACGTCCGTTTGTTAATCCGCACGGTTTCAAAGCTACGGTCAGTGCGTTGCGAGCATTAGAGGCAACTCTAATCATTATCGAAACTATTGGATTGTCTTATCAGTATATTGACTCCCGGGAATGGCAGAAGGTGATGCTGCCTGTCGGGATCAAAGGAACGGCAGATTTAAAAAAAGCGTCGCTGGATATTGGTTGCCGTCTATTCCCGGAGCAGGTTGAACAGATCCAGAAGCATAAGGATGCGGACAGCCTGTTGATTGCGGAATGGGCGCGGCGACTCGGCTTATAGGGGGAGGAGAGAAATGCCTAACATAGAGGTAGAACTAACAGGGGATGTGGAGTTTGAGGTCTACTGTTCCTGTGGGAATGGGATCTGTGCTAATACCCGGGTGTCTTATAATCGGGGAAGGAATCAGGTAATGGTGGAGCCATGCGAGAAGTGTTTGGCCCAGGCCCGTAACGAGGGCTATGATGAGGGCTATGATGAGGGGTTGAAAGATGAAGCATAAATATGGACCAACGGCAAGGCTATTGACCGAGGATCAGGTAGAGTTTTTGCAGCTCTATCTCAAGACCAAGGGTGTAACATGGTGCGCGAAGCAAATCGGTGTAGCGCACCCGACTCTTAAACAAATGATCATGCGATGGGAGTCTGAGCATGGCACGATTGAGTATGTGGAACCGAGGTCGATTCCCAAGGAGCCGCGCCGGTTGTTCAAAAAAGAATCGGAGCAGAAACGGAACAGTTGTCGTAGGTGGACCAAGATCATAAACAACAGTCCGATGCACTACCGTGCGATTTCCGGTCGTAGAATCGCGTAATATATTTTTGATATATTAATTAGCACATAGTAATTTTTTTTATCGTCCGATTCATCAGGGCGGCTGCTTTCCAGGTTGTGTGAGCGGGGTGGCAAAGCGCTACCGAAGGGTAAACGAGTAAGAGGGCAGCCGTCCTATTCTGAATGACGATTTGACAGCATCCAATTTTTGACAAATAAAAAGGGACAGCTGGTTGACTGTCCCTTTGCATAGTAACATTCTCGATGTTATCGTGCAATTGTCTTACTACTGTACCTGTGCTAAAATCTCCCTGGATATTTTTTGCAGGGAGAATGTGATACCAGGGTACAGTTTCCGCAAGGAGTGCAGGCGCTCGATTCCTCGGTGTTTGGTTTTATGGATTTCTGAGGGCATAAACTTCCAGCCTGCCCGATCCGGGGACTGTACCTTTTTATCCCACCATGCGATTTGATACGTCACGTCCATAGCTCCGCTTCCTGAAAAACAAGTTGAACCGTCCGCACTTTGGGCAGGCGTAGATAAAGTTCTTTCTTCCGTCCGATTCCCAAGCACGGATCAATTCGGCTTTTGCAAGATCGGTTCTACATACTCGACACCGTTTGATAAGCTTGTTGCTTTTCTTGTCGAACTTGACAAACGCATCATGCAAAAAACCTTCCTTTGCCATGTTACCTCCAATATCGCCGGGGAAGTCTTTGCAGGTTTTCAGGGATCGATACCCAACGATAGCCTCTCAACCCCTCCTGCCCCTGATCGATGAGTTGAATTGTCATAGGCACGTCTGTTTTAACGTCCGTGACAATTCCGTGTTTCACCACGATTCGTACCTTTTCCACGGGTTCCTCCGTCCTATTCGTAGACGATTTCGTATTGATCCAGGTCGGGGATGTGATCGGCCATACCGTTTGTCTTGGGGTTATGGCCGTAGAATCCCCAACAGGAATCAAGAATATCCGTGATTGTTTGGTGGCACTGACAGCACTTGGTTTCTTCGATCAGCGAAAATCCCCAAACGTCACCTTCCAGGTATTGTGAGTAGGTGGCAACTTCCGATTCCAGGTGTTGTTGAATCTGTTTGATCCGTTTCTGAGTCAATCTTTTCCACCCGTATTCTTGCTGGACCTTTTCGCGGGTGACGTAGATAAATCCTACCATCGACGTATCCCACCCTTGGGGATCTTCCATGAACTGTCCGGTTCGCATCCAGAGGCCACTATGATCCAACAAATAAAGCGGGAGTCTGATCGGATCGTCCGATTCCAGGTAGTCAAGAAAGTCCTGGGGATCGGAGAACTCATGCTTGTCGCCGAGATCGTAGTGTCGGTGAAAGCATACCATCGTACCGAGATTGTCCCATTCTCTGGGAGATTCAGGACAATCATCCTGGGAGATAATGAGTCTTTTCATTATCCTCTCCTTCGTCCGATTCCTAATCGGACTGTTAAGATATTGAGGTGCAACGCACCTATAGGGCACCGGAGTCTTGCACTCCGACCTACACCCGATTGGATGAGCGCTCTGTAGACCGTGCCCTACCGTGCTATCTTCCGATGTGCAATTTGTCTTTCAGGTAACGTCTAACGGCACGTATCACAGAATCGTCATCCACACAGTGATCGCTACCATCTATAAACCATCCGGCAATTAAGGCCGGATATTTATATCCAGCATGTTCTAAGGCATTTAATATTAGCGATCCATGGATGTATTTTTCTTTTAGATGCAGGACAAGGTGTTCTGTGTCACCAAACACATCTCCCATGGTACTGCCCGATTCTGTCCGTAGCAGACAACCCCAACAATCACCGTTAGTGGGCCTTGGCACCCTACCATCTCTTCTGATTTGTTCGCGCAATACTCGGCAATAGTTGTTAATTTGTTTGACAGTTTTCTGGATTCTTTCTTGTTCGCTTGTTCCTAATGAGGGATTGCGAATGTTTCCGGCATGATCGATTATCATGCCGTCAAAAAAGATGTATGGATCTATACCTTTAAGCCGCGAATCGTAATACCATATAGAGCGGTTCTGATGTATAAAACCTGGATAGTTAAAATAATCTAATGCTCTATTGATGTTCAGCTTAGTGGTAGCGGTTCGCCATCCCCCCGATGTTAGCCAGAGCAAACCGTCTTTTTGTACGGCTATGTCAGTATCATGGTACCGGATAGCTGTGATTGGTTCTCCGTTGACATTTTGGCCTGTCCATAATACTCTACTGTGTCCAATTTTCTTGGCAGACGTGTAGGATGTATTGCTCATCAAATCACCTATGCGTCTGTCTTTTCTTGATGTGCCCATGTTTTCCTCCCGTCCTATTCCATACGAGCAAGCTTTTCACATTCATCAAATGCTTCGAGTACAGTCTCGTAGTGGTTGACAGCTACCTGTACTCCTGCAAGCGATGCAAGCTTGTCGACGTATGCCTTGACAATTGGGTGAGTATTTACCCAATCCGTACCCTGCCCGATCCGATTTGCTTCTTCCCACAGATCGGTTACTACCGTGTCGAGTGAGTGAACGACACCCGACAGGTTACATGCGTCTTGTACTTTCAGTGCATCAAGAGCATGTTGTGCAATCGTCCGATTCATAGTGATTCCTCCGTCCGATTCTTAATCGCCCTGACAACAACGTTGTCGATACCACCGGACCGTTTGACCGATCCGGCAATCGATGCACTTACTTGGCAAGTGCTTCTCCGCAAGCATCGCAAATAAGCTTATATTCACGAGCACAACGGTGGAAAATAGGACTGTCCAGATACCTCATTCCGTTGTTAATCACGCAATCTTCACAGATCGGATCAGATCCTCGGAATGTTCCGACAATCTTCATATCCTTTGCTGACAGATTCCTTTTCATAGAATCCTCCCTACACAAGTACAAGCTTGTTATTGATTTCGTAGGCTACAGACTCTTGACGTAATGATTGCTTTATATATGTAGCCAATAAGAAAAACAGATTAGATAAACCGTTTGAAAAATCCCCATAGCAGTAGACAAGCTTGACAGGTTCGCAAACAAGTTCACCCGATCCATTAACCCAATAGCCGATACCATCAGTGACAGTGCAACCGCCGAACCGTTTGGAAAGTCTTTTAGCTATCATGTGAAGCACTGCAGAATTGTTGATTGACTGTCCGTTTGACTCCGATGGTATGTAGAACGTCACCTTGTCTTTTAGTTCTGTCATTCTCTTTACCTCCCACCTATTAGATTTATGATAGATAAAATCTATCGATACAAATACAATTATACCATGTGATAGATAGATTGCAAGAAAAAAGTTTGAGGAAATTAGAGTTTTTTTGCCCAAAGTTTTATAATGTGAAACATAGCACTACACATTTGTGTAGTTTAATAGCAATTCAGCTATCCTATGCTGAAAAAAATATCAATTTCCCTTGACCTTTACCTAATACATAATTAATTTGATACATCAATAATATGAGTGATTAATTAGAGGAGAAGCATGAAAGAAGTCAAAGCTTTCAAGTCAATTAGTGGTGGGATGTATCAGACAGAGGAAGAAGCAAAACAAGCTGATGCGCTGTATCAAGGTGTAAAGATCGATAAGCTATCTCGATTGATCAGACAATACGGATCGGCGGAGATAATTGAATTGACATATTGTGTTCTCACTCTGATCGACAAAATTAGCAAAGATGAATAGACGATTAATCACTGCCATAGATAGAAAGTCTACTGTTATTCAATCTTATATATATAGAATAATAGATGTAGTAATTAGTAGGACAGATACACTAATTAAGGGAATTGGTGGGAGATATATTAGGTTTCGATTCCAGGTAAGAAAGGATCGGGGGGATCGTTTTCAATCTCTGGAATCAAGAGTCAATTCAATCACTGACAGTCAAGATTTCCAAGCATGTCACAAGTCAAGTAAGCTTGTGACAAGTATTGTTGTGCTATCTCGGTGCATTTATGCTGATCCGGTGGCCGATATTGGCAAAACGGAAAGGCGAATGGACACGCCCCCCCACCCCCGCGATTTAAGGAAACCTCCTCTCCAAGACGCGGAACATTTTTCTGTCCGTAAGGGAAAGACGCAGTATGGTCAAGACTTTTTCGTAGTCGGATCTGTTCCCCGGGATGAGGAGATTTTTCGTTGTCCCTGTTGCGGGGTGGAGATCCCGCGGAAGGATCAGCTATGAGTGAGCAATATATCCACGACCAAATCCAACAGGAACGGGAACCATGAAAAAAAAATTGCTGCGGTTTTTTCGCAGGCGACTTCGATTGGGTGTGATCCGCGCAAAGGATCTTAGGCCCGGGGATGTGCTGGTGATTCACGCTCGGGTGTCGCTAACACGACAGCAGACCGACACCATCATCAAAACGATTGAGCAGGTATTTCCCGGTCATGTTTGCTGTGTTCTGCAGAAAAACCTGGAGTTAAGCCGAGTGAGAATTGAGGAATAGACCGTGAAGATTCAGATGCGAATGGTCGATATTTTGGTCCGGCTTAAATGCCCGCGATGCGGCACGATCAGGGATCTGAACAAGTATCCTGTCATGCTCCAGGACATGGAGTGCTTGGAGTGCCGGGATCGGGAGAAAAAGCCTGACTACGGGAAGATCTGGAGATTGACCCAGGAAATGGAACACATGCTGGACGAGATTGAGGCAGAGATCGAGGAGGTACGATGAACGAAGGAATAAAACGATTTTGGATGGTTAAGCGGGATGGATATGGACCTTGTAATATCCAACACACAACCAGATGGACGGCTATCGGAGAAGCCCAACGACTGGCCCGGGAAAATCCCGATGCGAGTTTCTATGTGCTGGAAGCGATTGGCGTAGCCAAGGTCGCGCCACCACCAGTGCGGTACTTCGATTTTAACGAGCCTGAGCCGCCGTTCTAATGGCCAAGTGTTTTATCTGCTCTGCTCCGGCAACGCACAAGCTTACGTTTGAGGTGCCGAAGCAGGAGCCGAAGTCTATCGGGTTTTGCAAGATCTGCAGTGAGCGAGTAGGAACATATATCCGATGGCGGCGGAGGTTTGTACGCACCGAATTGGTGCAGCCGGACGATCCGGCACATGCGGAGGATCAGTGAAAGAGATCAAGATTTTGTGGGCGAAATGGAGGTTCCGGTATGTGGCGAAGCTCTTGGGAGAGGATGGGGATAGCTGTCGCGGTACTTGTGATTTGATCAATACCGAGATCCGTATCGAGCGGCTTATGTCGTATGAGCGTAAAAAGGTGACCGTGTTCCATGAGTTGCTTCACGCACTTAGCTACATGGCGGGTTTGGATCTGTCCGAGGATCAGGTCCGGGGTTTGTCTCACAACTTCTTTACGGTGATGAAAGAGAATCCCTGGTTGGTCCCGCACATGGTCCCTAATGTGGAGGCGGAAGATGATTCAAGCATTATTGGGTAATCACTGGCGACAAGTGGAAATCATGGTGGTACTCCGGCATGGCTGTCGAGTGGTGCATCGGGACCGTGAAATGTTCAAGCAGTTCCGGCACATTCGGTGGATCTCCCCGGATTGGTACGAGAAGTCGCGGAGGAAAGTAGCATGACAGTGCGAATGTTGGCCGAACACGAACGGCACGGGAAGGGATGTAGTTACAAGTTCTATCCCAAGGGCAAAGAGGAATATTGCGGCAAGCCTGTAGTGGCCCGGGTTGGGGTCAACGATTTTGTGTGCCAGGAACATTTGGATTTTGTCTTATCCTCCCACCCGACTCCCCAGGAGGAGCCACGGAGGAAGAAAAAATGAGAATTGCATTTTGCCTGCCGGGGCTGTATTTCACCTCGGGTTTTCTGTGGGCCTGGACCAAGACGGTTTTACACATGGAGCGCCAGGGCGTGGAGATCCTGACTTCCTATGCACAGTGTTCGAACGTGACCAAGGCCCGGAATATGGTACTTGGTGAGAACAAGCTTCTGGATGGGGAGCCATACGATTACATGATGTGGATTGATAGCGATACTGTCTGGAAGCCCGAACATATCGATGAATTGATCCTGGCGGACAAAGACATCATTTCAGGCTTGGTGCCGATTGATGATGGGAACAATTTCGGTGTTGGGCATTTCCGCAGGAATGGCCGTTTGGAAAGCTTGAATTGGAGTCAGCCGTTGGCCTTGGCTCCGATGGAGGTTGGCTATGCGGGCTTTGCGTTTCTTTTGGTCAAGCCCGGGATCTTCGAGCAGCTTGGTTATCCCTATTTCATGCAGACACCGTTGATGGTGGAGGGTACGGATCAACCGACCCTTTACGGCGAGGATGTGGAATGGTGCCTGCGGGTCAAGCAGCTTGGGTTCAAAATCTGGGCGCACCCGAGTGTGGTTCTCGGACACGAAAAGACCATGACGTTAAAGGTGAGGCCGTGGACTGGATAAAAGAGGCAATTGAACCGGAAGAACCGGAGGGCTGTGACCTGTGTGTGAGGGTGGCGCAAAATGCTCCCCAGGGACAGATCATAGTTCTGCCGGTAGTGCTGCCTTGCGGCAGTGTGACCCCGGCAGCTTTTCATACATATCAACTGAATTAGGAGGTTTTGATGGCACAGAGTATTGGAGCGTTGTGGACCCAGAATACCGAAGATGGTCGGGAGTATTACAAGGGTCACATTTTTGTTGACAATCGTAAAATCAGGATTGTGGTGTTTGCCAACGACAAGAAGAAAGAGGATACCCATCCTGATTACAACATCGTGCAGCATATTCCAAGGAGCCAAGGGTGAGGGCACCTCAAGTTATTGTTATCGTGCTGTTAGCGGTGGGGTTTGTGGTTAAGGTACTCCAGCACGGAAAAACAACGACAATCAGTATGTGGTGGGGGTTGGTTGATGCCCTTATCATTTCGGGTTTGCTCTGGTGGGGAGGATTTTGGGGGTGAAAAAAGCCAAGACTGCCCAGGCGGAACCCGAACGCTTGACACTCAAGTATCACTGTCCTTGTGGTGGGCAGGTGAAGATGGTCACGCAGTTTTGTCGAGGTATGAGGCACTTTGCCCGTTGCATGAAGTGTGGTCGAGTTCAGCGCAAGCCAAGTGATTTCGCATGAGCTTCATGGGTCTGATCTGGCTGATTTTGATGTTGGCGATCCCCACATGCTTGTGGTGGTTCGCGTTGGGAGATAAGAAATGATTTCGAGTTATCCGGAGGTTTTCAATTTGGGCCATAAGGCGATCCAGGATCTCTTTGCTGATCCGGTACTGGTCGAGGAAAAGGTGGATGGCTCTCAGTTTTCGTTCATGTTAGACGAGCAGGGAATGTTGTACTGCCGGAGTCACCACAACGACATCGATCTTGAAGCGCCGGACAAGATGTTCAAAAATGCGGTTAAGATTATCCAGGAACTCTCCCCTGAGTTGCACCCCTGTTGGATCTATCGGGGTGAATATCTATCGAAGCCCAAGCACAACATCTTGGCTTATGATCGGGTGCCCGAGAAAAATATCGTGATTTTTGATATCGAGACTGCCCCGCAGTGTTTTTTACCTCCCATGAGTAAACAACATGAAGCGGAGCGCATCGGTCTGGAGAGCGTACCGATATTAGCAGCCACATCTTTTGGCTCTTGGGAACAATTCAAGGAGTTATTGGACACAACCAGTTTCCTCGGCGGCCAGAAGGTTGAGGGGATAGTTATCAAAAATTACGAGAAGATCAGTCGTTTAACCGGCCATGTCTTAATGGGCAAATACGTTTCGGAAAAGTTCAAGGAGATTCACAAGAAAGATCGTAAGGATCGCAATCCTGCCGGAAGAGATATCAAGCCGAAGATCATCGAGGCGTTCCGAACAGAGGCCCGCTGGAACAAGGCGATTCTCCACCTTGCCGAACGGGGGGAACTGGAGAATGATCCCCGGGACATCGGAGGTTTGTTGAAAGAGATCAACCAGGATGTTCTGGCTGAATGTAAAGACGAGATCCAGGAAATGCTGTTCAAATGGGCCTGGAAGGATATCAGTCGGGGGATCACGCGGGGATTCCCAGAGTTCTACAAGGAACGACTCGCGCAAGGGATGTTCGAGTGAAACTGATCTGCTTCATTTCGCTTAATGATATTTTTCACCACCCGTTTCCGAACGCACTTGTAGCTGAGCGCCTGCGGGATGAGCAGTTTGATTTGGATCGAATGATTTTAGAAGGTGTGACTTTAGATGGTGAGCGGGCATGGTATGCACAAGAGAGGTTCGGATATGAGCGGAAGATGTAAGAATTGCATATATTGGTGGCCCGTAGAGGACGAGGAGGACCACCTGGGGTCTTGTACCCATGCCAAAATTAATTGCACGGAACCGGAAGCGGATGATGCTATGTTCGTTGAGTCGATTGATGATTATCCAGTGATTTTGACTGGTGAAGAGTTCGGGTGTGTCCATTTCAAGGAGGATGATAATGCCAGTACCACTTAAAGAGGGTGAAACTCGAAAAGATTTTATTGCCAGATGTGCGGAGTACATGGCTGAAAATGAGCCAGAAAGAGACCGTGATCAGGCTTTGGCGATTTGTTATTCTATGTGGGAAAAAGACTACATGGAAAAAATGAAGAGGAGTGCTAAATGAGCAAGAAAAATCAGTACAAGGTGTTTATCGATGGCACGGGGTATAACATCGTTGAGCATCAAATCATGCAGCCTTGCGTGATGATTCGCAAGACTGATGATACGGTATTGTTCTTTTCCTGGGCTAATATCAAAACCGTGAAGTTTGATCCTGCGATGAAAAAGATCGTGGACCGCAAAAACCAGGAAGCTGCAGAGCAAGCCCGGGAGATGGAACAGGCACAGGCGCAGGCGGCCCGATCGCCCCGAATCGTTACCCCGCCAAAGGGAGTAGCCCTGCCGCAGTTCGATCCGAGTGAGCGAAATTAAACCCGTTGGTTTCAAGCTCTTTCTCACCGAGGAAGAGAGAAACGAACTGGATACCATGCTGGCTACTGAGTACTATCGGAGCCGGGGAGAATATTTGACTGCTTTAGTGCGCCGGGATCTATATAGTGCCCGATGTAATGCACGGAAGCAGAACGAATTGCCCATCCCGGGAAAGACTCCGGCAGAATACGAAGCTCAGATCCAGCGCTACGAAAAGATCATTCAAACACAAAGTCGAATGATCGGGGATCTCAAAAAGCAACTGAAATCCTAATTCCTTTCTTCCCTCCGTCAAAGGGGCGCTGCAGTACCAGCGCCCCTTTTCTTTGTACTGTCTACAAAAGTTGACACTTTCTCATAAAAAGCTGTATAATAAATCATACAGAGGTGCAAAATGTATCTGATGATGATTTTATCAGCAGTTGCGGGGGCAGTGATCTTTTTTGCAGGATGGTACACCGGATATTGGTTGAACCATAAACAACAGGCCGAAATGCCGGTAAAAAAGGCGCGGAAGTCCCGCCCCCCGAAGTGTTGGGTCGTAGTGCCGGGAGAACCGGACAAAGAGCAGAAGAAAAGGCGGAAGAAACGGCGATCTTCGGTGGGCGCGGCACCTGTGCCGTTTGACGAGAGTAAGATCAAGGGGCGTGATATCTACGTATGAGTCGCCGAAAAGTTGATGCTACTGCAGAAATAGACGTTTCTCAGCTTGATGAAGCGGAACGGGAGCGTTGTCGCACCGATCTTTTACATTTGGCCCGGAACTATCTCCATTACAGGGACATGAGCGACAAGGTTCATGGGGCTATTAAGGCTAAACTGGATGAATATATCCAAAAATGTCGAGCGTGGAACGCGGGTCGGGGCGGAATAAGGGGGCTGGTCCAGAAGGTAGCTCGTAAAATCACGAAATATCCGGTTCCGATCGTTTTCCTGGTTCCCAGAGGCCATTTGAAAACGTCTTTATTGTCGATTGCCTGGGTGATCCAGCAGATTTTGATCAATCCGAATGTGACAATTCGTATTGTGACCTTCGGATGGGGCCGATCGGTCGAGATTTTGACCGAAATCAAGGATCATCTGAAAAATCCCGAATTGGTAAAGCTCTTCCCCGAGGTTTTGTGGTTTGATCCCAAGGCGTATGCCCCGAAATGGGGCGAGGATGCGATTACGGTCAAGCGTACTGAGGTTGTGGGTGGTTTTACCGTTAAAGTAGACTCGATCATGGGTGGTATTACCGGATCGCACTGCGACATCATGGTTTTTGACGACCTCCATGATATCGAGAACACTCAGACTGCCGATCAAATCCGAAAAGTGATTCAGAGGTTCCGAAACTGCCGTGCGGTACTGAAACCCGGGGGATTGCGAATCATCATCGGCACTGTGTGGAAGCGTGACGACTTCTATGCATGGTGCGAGGATAGGGGATTCGAAAAATATCGGCGTGTAGCCACATACAACTCTCGGGGCGAAGAATGTGATTGTGATGCCGAAGATGCCCAACCGTATTTCCCGGAATTGTTCACGGTCGAGGAGCTGCGGCAGATCAAACTTGAGCTTGGCCGAGCTTTTTATGCTTGCCAGTACAATCTGCAGGCTCTTGCCGAAGAAGATATCAAGTTCACGGAGGAGATGATCCGATTTTACGATTCGGACCCCCCGTACAACAAAATCTGGATCTTGGTAGATCCCGCACTGTCTCGGACGCGAAAAGCCGATGATTCGGCGATCTGTATTGTTGGAAAACCCAAAAATCCAGACGATCGGCTCAAGGTAATCAAATCTCGCGGTTTGCGAGTACGATCGCGGCAACTTATCGATGCTATGCTCGATGAGTATGTATATTTCGCCCGCATTTGCCCGAACATCACGCTCGGCATAGAGCAGGCACAGTTACAGTACATATTGATCGAATGGCTTCGTGAAGCGATGCGTGAGCGCGGTCTATTTTTCGAGCCGGAAGAGTTGAAACACGGAAACCGACCCAAGGAAGATCGTGTAAACAAGCTTGTACCGTTGTTTGAGAATGAGGGTATCGAGTTGCATCGAACACGGTGCAATAAGCTGGTGGAACAGCTCCTCGATTTTGGGGCTACTACCCATGACGACCATGTTATGTCCCTGGCCTATCTCCCGGATGTAATGGATCAGGATGTGGATGTGCAAGTAATAGATCCGCGACACGCGGGTTATAGCGAAGTTGAAGAAGATCCGAACTCACTGGAGGCGCTTCTGGCGGAAATGGCCGCTCTGGATGGTCCCTCCTGGAAGGATCTTTAGGAGGACCAGATGGCAGATGGCAAATATGTACCGGAATATTGGGAAAAATACGGTGTAGAACCGGCAGTGCAATTTCCGGTAACGGATTGGGCGCGGGAATATCCGCCGCTCAAGCGGCAACTCTATGCTGAGCAGAAACGCCTCAAGGGTATGGAGTACGGCGATACTGATCGGGCGAAAATCATTCAGCAGATCGAGGATGCTCAGATGGAGCTGGATCGTTTGTTGAACGCCTTTGTTGGCTCCTCGGCTCAAGAGTTTGGGTCGCGCCCCGTGGTGCCCAAGAAGAAAGAACCTTGGTCTGGGGTTGCGGGCATGATCCAGCGCGGAATGGGTGCAGGTCAGGAGGAATCGCGGCCTCTGAACCCGTAATAGGAGAACGGGATGATTTACGACTATAAATGCGCGAATTGTGGCGAGGAGTTTGAAGATATCAAGTCAGTCGCCGAGCGCCATACCTCGATTTGTCCGAAATGTGGACATCAGGCGCAGAAACTTTTCAAGCCCCGGGCGGCAGTGCAGAAGCCATTTGTGCCCTATATGGATGAGCATATTTCCCGTGACGGAAAACCTGTACTGATAGAAAGTCGGGATCAGAAAAAGCGTCTTTTGAAACAGAACGGCTTGGATTGGATGCCCTCCGTGAAATGGGTGTAGGAGTTCAATATGGCAAAAAAGCTATATAGTAAAAAGCAATCACAGGATACGGTCTGGCGGTTTGGTAGCCAGGATGAAAGGGAAATCCTGCGACATCTAAAAAAGTTGTATCGTGAGGGATTAAATGCAACTAAATCCCGGCGCGACAAGTGGAAGTACCAGTACAAGTATTGGGTCAACGCGATGTTGTCTGCTCGTCGTCCGCGCTACAAGAGTGATTTACGGGTAAACTATGCGTGGGTTACCACAGAGGTTAAGCTGCCGTATATGACCCAGAACATGCCCCGCGTTAACTTCATTTCCTTCAATCCGAATGGCGAAGATCGGGCGGAACACATGAGCCGTTTGGTTGGGAACGCTTTGTGGCACAAGCTGGAAATTAACTACATCTCCGAGGATGTATGTTGGGATGCGATGGTCTATGATGCCGGTTTTTACAAAGTTGGATGGGATACGGGATCAGAAGATGGTGACGGTGAGGTATTCGTTTCCTCGATCGAACCGTTTAAGATCCTTCCAGATCCCTATACCAAGAAACTGCAGAAAGGTCGCTTTGTCATTCACGTCGAGCCGTATGCTGTAGATGAATTGCAGGCACAGTATCCTAAATACGCAGATCGCATCGGACCGGATAAAGAAATTAGTCAGATTCTCTTCGAGGAGCGCAAGTTTTCGGATCGCAAACCCACGGTCTTGAGCGGGGTTGTGACCGAGGACACCAAGTTCGAGGTCGAGCGGGCGTTCAAGAAAGAATATTGGCTTGCCCCACGACTTTGTGATCAATCGATCATGGAGGATGTGGAAGAGGAGCAACAGATTTCGCAAGTTGATCCTGTGACCGGCCAGAATGTGACTCATGTGGAGAAAACAGTAAACCAGCGGCCCAAATATGCTAAGGGTCGCGTAATTACCACCCTGAATGATGCGGCAATTGTTGATGATAAACCGCACCCGTATGATCACGGCAAGTTTCCGTTTGTGAAACAGATTATGCACAAAATCGGCAACGAGTTCTGGGGTATTGGGGATATCGAGCAATTAATTCCGTTGCAGGATGCGTTGAACCATGCCTACCAGCAGCTTGACGATATTATTGCCCATGTGTCGAATATTGGCTGGACGGCTGATCCGAGCTTAGGGAAAGCCAATATCAATAAACTGGCTGAGAAATTGATGATTCCCGGGGCGCTCAAAGTGGCTCCCCTGGATAAGCTTCGGGCAGATGTGCCTCCGGTTGTGCCGCAGTATCTCATCAACCGTATTACCGATCTGGTGCAGCGGATTTATGAGATTACGGGAATCAACGAAATCATGCAGGGGTCAGGCCGTGTAACACACCGGACAGCCCGGGGTATCGAGCGTCTTTTTGAGGCCGGTAGTACCAGGATAGGAAAATCGATCCAGTACTATGAAAAGGCACTCAAGGAGGTTGCGCTCCAGATGGCCGATCTGGTGAAAGAGTTTTACACCGAGGACCGTATTCATGCGGTTATCGGTGGCAACGGACAGATAGCCGGAGTGTTGCAGACCGAACCGGATCAGCTCCAGGGTAAGTTTGAGGTTTCGATTGACTCCGGTGCGGCGTTGCCGCGAGATAAGCAGAGTAAGGCGGATCTGGTATTTCATCTGGCTGACATGCAAGTATTTCAGATGGCGATGTCCGGTGATCCGATAGCGAAACAAACAGCGAAAGTAATTCTTGATGCGGTGGAGTTTCCCGGGCGGGAAGAACTTCTAAACTTCCAGCCTCCTCCCCAGGCACCTCCCTCCTTCCCGCCTCAGACTGAGGCACCTGGAGTTCCGAACACCGGGACTCCTCCGCCCGTTCCTGCGCCCGCACCGGCCCCGGCACCTGGGGGCGAAAATCCCCTTGCCGGAATCATAGAAATGGCTGCAGCCGCAGGGATTCCTCCTGAGCAGTTTGCTCAAATGCTTGCCGCTGTTGCAGGGGGTGTATAAAAAACTTGACACTTTTCTTGAAAGTGTGTATACTAAAGTAGACAGTGGCTCTAAGTGACCAACTCACAGTGTCGAAAGGAGCGAAAATGAGCGATGATCTTTTAAATCCAACATTCGAGGACGAGGAAGATGAAGATTTCTTGTCCTACGGGGAAGAGGATCTCCCCGAAGAGGGTCTGAATCAGGGTGGAGAGTCCGAAGGCGCAGAAGAGGACCAACTCACCGAAGAGGAAACTCCAGAAGAGATTCTATTTGCCATCTCGGGCGAGGATGGCAAGGAGCAACAGCTTCCGTTAAACAAGCTGACTCCGAAACAGGTCAAGGAATGGTATGACGCTCATGTGAATAAGCATGAGTGGAACAAATCCAACACCGAAAAGGCCAAACAAATCGCCGAAGAGAGAAGGGCATACGAGGCACAGAAGCAACAGTTCGAGCAGCAGCTCAAGGAACTGGATCAGTGGACGGGCTATTTTAGATCCAATCCCGGGCTGCAGCAGCTTGTAGCCGCCTTCGTACAGGGTCGCATCCCGCAGCAGACGTTACAGCAGATTTTGGGCCAGCAGTCGGGACAACAGCAACCTGTGGGCCAACAGGCCGCCTTTGGTAATCATCCTGCTCTCAACCAAGTGGTGCAGAGACTTCATGCCGTGGAGCAACAGCTCCAGAAAGAACGGGAAGTCAGGCTGCAGGATAGGCAGCTTTCCGAGCGAGAGAAGGCGATGCAGGCTGTATTACCTTCGATCCCCGAGGATAAGCGCGAGGCGTTCAAACAGTATATCGAGCAGACAACGTCAAACATGACGGATATGCAAGCGATGTACCAAGTGCTGGCTAATGCCTTTCAGTGGGGCAACAAAGACGATCTGATCAAGCAGGCACAGCAACAGGCACTTGAGAACCAGAAGAAGAAACAGAACGCAGGCGTGGAAACCGGAGAGCAACAGTCCGCAGTAGACCTTCCTAAAAACGTGGATCTCTCAGGCACCCGGGATATCCGGCGCATCTACGAGAAAGCTCTGGACGAGGGTTATTTCGAAGAATAAAAAGTCGCCCGGAATCCTTCTTTGACTTTAGGGTGACGACATGGCTATTTCCATAAACCAACTCAACGCTTTCACTCGCAGTCACATCATTCCGAAAGTAGTTGACAACATCTACAACAGTAATGTTCTGTTGTACAAGTTGATGAAAGAGAAAGCGAAACGGTGGCCCGGAGGTACATACTTCGAGACCGAGCTGGTGTATGCCAAAAACACCAACGTTGGTCCTTACGGTAACAACGCCGACCTGTCTCCTTCCGCAGAGGAAGAGTTCACGAAAACTCAGTTCTCGCCGGTCCGGTATAATGCCGGTATCGTTCTGGAAGGTTTGGACATGGCGATCAACAAAGGCGCACATCAGGTGGTCAATTTGGCCTCCGAAAAGGTCAAGAACGCCGAGAAATCTCTCAAAGATTCGATGGCAGACGACCTGTTCAACACCACGCAGTCCAACGCCTTTACGGGACTGCACACCATCTGTGAAGCAGACGGTGGATCTGGTTCTGCTCTGGGTGGAGTCACTGGTGGACCCAACGGGGATGCCTCTGAATGGCTGTCCTCTTCGGGATCAGAGGGTCGTGCAAACGGTCCCGATGCCACCACCACAACCCTGACCAAGACGGTGCTGGATAAGCACTACAATTCCTGTAAGATGGATAACGATCATCCCGATATCCTGTTTACCACGGATGATATCTGGTCGGGTATTATGACCACCTTCCTCATGCCGAACATGAGGTACACGGACACCAAGCTGGCCGATCTCGGGTTTGAGAACTTCAAGTACAGAAAGAGCTACGCTTTCGGCGACGATAAGTGTGATGCTGGTGACCTGTTCTTCCTGAACAGTGAACACCTGTACTTCGCGGTGTTCTCCAAAATGAACTTCAAGTTCATCCCCTGGACCTATGAGACTGCCTCCAAGGACCGTTGGGTGGCTCACATTCGCTGGTACGGAAACCTGATCTGTGACGAGCGCAGAAAACAGGGCTGGATGTCCGCGATTACGACTGTAAGCTAAGAGTAGCTGACAGTCTGACGTAGGCTGATACGGGGAGCGAGGAGTCGCATAGCGCCTTCTCCTCCCCTTCTTAACATCGGGGGTCACGGTCCATGACATTTGAAACTCTCCAAAATCACGTTTTTCGCCTCATGAGAGATCCGAACCAGACTCGGTATAGTCTGGATTTCGTTAAAAAGTGGTTGAATGAAGCGGAACGCCAATACTGCAACGCTACCAGTTATTCCGTAAAAAAAGACACCTCCATTACCACGGTCAGCGGCACCCGGGAATATGATTTGCCTGCTGGCTTTATCCGCGAGATCGCGGTCTTTGAGGATGGCAAGCCTCTGGATACTTGTGAACTGGAGGATACAATCCATGAAGGTGGTGATGAGAGTGGTGAACCTTACGCTTACTACATCGAGAATAAGAAAATAGGGTTTGAATACAAACCCGATGGAGCATACGCAATTACGTTGATCTACTATTCCCGGGGCGGGGAAATGATCTCTGCAGCAGATACGCCTATTATTCCCGAGGAGCATCACATGCTCCTGATAGCCTTCGCGTGTATTTTTGCCTCTATTGAGGGTGATGATACCCGACAGACCACGTTTCAGAGGATCTGGGATCGTGGGCTGGATGAAGCAAAGGGTGACGTGGTGAATCTGTCGCCCTGGCCGGAAGTGTACCCTCCGGCAAATCAGCATCTTAATCCGGCTACCCACGATGTGGAGGGCATACTGTAAGTGGCGCTCAAGAAAGGCCGAGTGAAGCACCTGTATGATTTTTCATACGGTGTGAACTGTAAAGATCCTGGCTACCTTATTGACGACCGGCAGTGCTATGCGCGGGTCAGTACCTACGATGGTACGGTCAACGTCTATTGGGATAAGGGGATCAGGCGGCGCGGTGGCACCTCGAAGGTCAACAGTTCGGCCTCCGGGGATAAGCTGGTCAACGGACATCGGCACTATCGAAGTGATGCGCCTGTTAAGACGACTTTTGTGGGCGCTGATAATGGATCAAATGTCCTGATTCAGTATGAAAGCGGTGGATCTTTGACAACAGTATCCGGGGGTTCGGCAATCGCCTCCGGTAACGAGGTGCATTTTGCCTCATGGAAAGATGCGCTGTTTGTGGCTTCCGGCAATCAGGTGATCCAAGTAATCACCTATTCGGGTGGCTGGTCTCGGGCTGATATTTCGGGTCTGGCCTACAAACCGCAATATGTGTGCGCTCACAGAGATCGCCTGTGGGCGGGTGGCGGTGACATGCCCTTGGGCTATTTTGAGTGCAGTGCCTATGATGATTATACGGATTGGTCGGGTGGGGATGGTGAAGCCTTCTATGCTGGCCGTCAGGATGGAGATCCGCTTACCGGATTAGTACCCCGGGGCGATGATCTGGTGATCTACAAGAACGATTCGATCTGGCTGATGAAGGGTGACAACCTGTACAACTGGTTTGAACAGACCCAGAACAAGGCGATTGGATGTTGTGCCCCGAAGAGTATCGCCGAATGTGGATTTGGGCACTTTTTCTTGTCCAACGACAACGTATATTTCTTCGATGGGGTGAACGATCCGGTTCCGGTAGGCGATCCGATCAAGCCGTGGCTGGATGCGATTCCGGTTACACTTCGCAAGTTGGCGGCAGGTACATATTACAACAATTACTACCGGCTGGCATTTGCCACATCCAACGAATCAGAGAAAAATGATTTTGAAGTGATCCTGGATCTTAGAATGTTCAAGCAAGGTATTGTGGCATGGTGGCCGAACAACAGCCGGTACATCGCGGGATACATCCCGTATGTCGGGCCGGATGATGATCAGGATCTCTATTTTGCAGATGGCTCTGCCGGATATTTACGGAAGATCGATTCCGGCAATCAGGATGATACCACAAATATTCGGGCGGAGTTCCATAGCAAGTATTTTGTTCTTGGGCAGCCAAACCGCGAGAAAGAATATGGAATCTGCAAGCTGGACAATACGCAGGGAATCGGCACTTTTACCCTGAATCTGATTCGCAATCTGAATGATGCCTATACCCTGGCTGAGAGTATTGATGCGTCTGGTGGTGGAGATTCATACGGTAGTGCGGTTCTGGGTACGACCTATTGGACTTCTCAGGAAAATGCCCGTATGACTTCTGAAATTGCCTTGCCCCCGGAATTGGACGGCTATGCGATCAGTGCGGAAATCATCCATGAGGGGAATTACGGCAACGTAATTTTTTATGGATTTAGCTTAGAAGCAGCGTTGAAGAGGTTCTAAATGCAGGTTGAATATCCAAACATTATTCGCAACGCCCAGGTCAGCTCTCATACTGAGTTGAATAACAATTTTCAGGAAATCCTGGACGTAATTAACAAGGGTGCAAATCCCCACGGTAATATTCAGGGTGATAATATGAAGGGTACGGCACAGTTGACCGTGGGTACGATCACGATTTCGACCAAGATTATTACGGCAGTAGTGGACTGTAACGGAACGTTGACAATTAAGCTTCCGAGTGCAGATGGATCGCACAGTGTTTTGTTCAAGGATCACAACGGTAATACACGGTTGCAAGTCAAGAGCAGCGGCGAAGTTGAGGTGAAATAGTGGGTACGATTGCATACGATTACACGATCGCTGACTCGGATTGGTTTGATGCGGTGCCCACGATGGCAAACTTCAATAAGGTGAAGGGTGAAATCAACGGACAGTTGGATGAAAACAATTTTGATAATGCGATGAATCCGACCGTGGATGAAGTGGCGGTTTCGGAGGAAGTGTCCGGTTCGCTTTTTGAACCTGTGGGTAATTTTTCGATCAAACCCGCCTCCAATAAGGATATCGTGTTTCAGTTGGAAAGTGCGCCCACTACCAAATATTTGCGGGTAGATGAAACCGGAGTGACCATAGGAGCTTAATGTGGCTGATATTACGCTGACCTATACATTCTCTGATGGTGAGTCCGGTTTGGGCACCAAGATCATGCAGAACTTCGACGATTTGTTGACAGTTTTGAATGGTAGTTTGGACCATGACAACATCGACGACGAAACATGGCTGAGCATCAAAAAAATGATTGCCTCGACCAAGTTCATCGCCAATTTAATCGAGAGCCAGACCGAAGGAGAGAATCTGGTATTCGATATTTCGGACGTTGCGGCTGTGAAGTTCAAGATCACGGACAGCAACGATGTGGTGCTGTTTCAGATTCAACAGGATGGCACCATAAAAGTAGGAGCATAAAATGGCAGCAGGAGATTTGACAGTTACCGGCTCATTTACTGCGGTAAATGTGACGGCATCGACTAAAGTAAATACCCCTAAATTAGAAGGTATTACCGATACGGCTGTGGTGACCAATCTTAATGCCGATCGGTTAGATAGTGCCCATAAGGATACTGATGGTACTTTGTCGGGCAACTCTGATAGTTCAATCCCTACGGAAAAAGCAGTTAAAACCTATGTCGATACCGAGGTTGATGATCTGGCGGGAGCG